GACGATCTGGTCATGCGTGCCGCAGACTTCCCGATGGCTGAAGAACTGGCCGAACGGCTCAAGAACATGGTGCCCCCGCAAGCGTTGGGCGGACCCTCGCCGCAGACGCTGGAGCTGCAGCAGAAGCTGACCGGCTTGCAGAACGCGCTGGAGTCCATGACGCAGAACCTCGCCGACGAGAAGTCGAAGCGGACCAGCGTCGAGCAGCAGAAGGACATCGACGTCTACAAGGCCGAAACCGACCGTATGCAGGCGCTCAAAGACATCGACCCGGCTGTATTGGCTCCGCTGGTGCACCGCTTGGTGCTGGAAGCCATGCAGCAGGGCATGGCGCCCGTTGTGGGCGCCAGCACGCAATACCTCGCGCAGCAGGATGACGCGGCGCAAGGCAACACCGCTACCGATGGCGACTCATCGGGCAACCTTCCCTCATAACGAGTGAGCAATGGACGACAACGAGAACGGTTCGCAGGCCGAAGAAACTGCGCAGATTCCCGCCACAGAGGTTGCCGATTCGGGGTCGGAAGTAACAGACGGTGCGGCTGAGGTCGAAGAGACCAAGGCCGAAGAGGGTGAACACGCCAAGCGCGCTCCGTGGTTCCAGAAGCGCATTGACGAGCTGACCCGCGAGAAATGGGAAGCCCGCCGTGAAGCCGATGCAGCCAAGGCGCTTGCCGAAGCGATGCGAAGCCAGCACGGGGAAGCGGCAGCAACGGAAACCACCCCTCAGAACATCGAGGAACTGGTGACCCGACGTGCCGCAGAACTACGCGATGCCGAATCATTCAACGAGGCGTGCAACATCACCGCCGAGAAGGGCAAAGAGGCGTTTCAGGACTTCGATTCCGCCGTGCAGGGCTATCAGCTGCTTGGCGGTCCGAAGCGTGAGTTCCTGGAAGCCATCAACGCCCTCCCCAACGGGCCGCAACTGTTCTACCACCTCGGGAAACACCTGGATGAAGGCGCGCATGTCCTTTCCCTCCCTCCCGTCAAGATGGCCCTTGAGCTGACGAAACTCAGCGCCAAGCTGGCCAAGGCACCACCCGTATCAAAGGCCCCTGCGCCCATCAAGCCGCTCGGTGGTTCAGTCGTGCATGACGGAGACCCTATGAAGCTCCCGATCGCCGACTGGATCAAATGGCGCGATGAGCAGGTGTCCAAAGGCAATTAACCCCCTCAATCTGGAGTTCAAGTCTCATGGCTAACAACCTTCTCACCCTGAACGAAATCACCCGCGAGGCCGTGCGGTTGTTCCGCAACAGCAACGCGTTCATCGGCTCCATCGACCGTCAGTATGACGACCAGTTCGCCCGCGACGGCGCCAAGATCGGCAACTCGCTGCGCATCCGCTTGCCCAACGATTTCACCGTCACCACCGGCTCGGTCGCGGCCAGCCCGCAGAACACGGTCGAGCAGAACACCACGCTGACTCTGACCAATCAGGACCACGTCGATGTGCAGTACAGCTCGAACGACCTGACCCTGAGCTTGCAGGACTACAGCAAGCGCATCCTGGCCCCGATGGTGAACAACCTGGCCGGTTCCGTGGCATCGAACGTGATGAGTGGTGCGGAGTCCATCTGCAACTACATCGCCAAGACCACCAGCAACGCCGTCGTGACCCCGACCGCCAACGAATGGCTGTTGGCCGGTGCTGCGCTGGATCTGTCCTCGGCTCCACGCGGTGGCCGCAAGGCGATTCTCGACCCGTACACGCAGGCCCGTACCGTGGGCAGCTTGGCCGGGTTGTTCAACCCGACCGGCACCGTGTCCAAGCAGTTCACCTCCGGTGAAATGATGGGTCCGGCGCTGGGCATCGAGTCGTGGATGAGTGATCAGACGGTCCTCAAGCACACCACGGGTGCATACAGCACGCTTGGCACCGTGTCCGGCGCGAGCCAGACCGGCACATCCATCACCACGTCGGCGCTGGCCGGTGCGCTGAAGAAGGGCGACATCATCACCTTCGCCGGCGTGTTCCAACAGAACCGCATCACCAAGGCATCGGTGGGCACGCTGCAGCAGTTCGTGGTCACGGCAGATGTGGCAGCGGCGGCGACCAGCATCCCGATCTATCCGGCGCTGATCCCCGGCAACGTGCAGTACGCCACCGTCACCGCTTCCCCAGCTTCGGGTGCGGCGATCGCCTGCGTCAACCAGGCCAGCGAGGTCTATCGCAAGAACTTCGTCATGCGCCCGGAAGCGGTCACGCTGGCCACGGCTGACCTGATCATGCCCAAGGGCGTGCACGACGCGGCTCGCGAGAGCTTCGATGGTGTGTCGATGCGCATGGTCAGCCAGTACAACGTCTCGACGGACCAGTTCATCACCCGTCTGGACGTGCTGTACGGCTGGCAGTGGGTGCGCCCGGAGTGGGCCTGCGTTGTCGCGGACGTAGTTTGACGCGACCTTTGGAGCCCCTTCGGGGGCTCCTTTTTCGGGGTAACTGATGGACTATTCGAAATTCAATTTCCCTCCGTACGAGTTCCGCGAATACCCCAAGTGGGTGGACGCAAACGGAACGCGCGTGGTGGTTGACTCGGCAGAAGAAGAAGCCGAATTGATGCAGAACGCAGGCAATGAGCGTCAACAAGAACCTCGGCAGAAACGCGCCTACCATCGCAAGGTGACCTGATGTCCAACGCACTCCCCACCGCTGGCAGCATCATCAACCTGGCGCTGAAAACAGCCGGCGTGCTGGGCGTGGGCCAGACGCCATTGGCTGAAGATGCCAACGACGCGCTCACCTTCCTCAACATGATGCTGGCGCAGTGGCAGCGCAAGCGGTGGATGGTCTATTCGCTGGACGATGTATCGGTTGAGGCAACGGGTGCCGAGTCCTACACGGTCGGCATCGGACAGCAGGTGAACATCCCGCGTCCGGACAAGATCGAAGCGGCCTTCGTGCGTCTGACCAATGGACCGCAGCCGGTGGACTACCCGCTGGCGGTGCTCGAGGCGCGCGAGGATTACAACAACATCGCGTTGAAGTCGCTGGCGACCTTCCCGCAGCTGGCGTTCTACGATGCCGCGTTCCCGGTCGGAAACCTGTATATCTGGCCGGCGCCGGTCGCTTCCCAGTACCAGATTCACATCACGGTCAAGACGCTGCTGTCGTCATTTCCGACGCTCACCACCTCCATGAACCTGCCGCCTGAGTACCAGGAGGCGCTGCTTTATAGCCTGGCGGTTCGCTTGCGTCCCGTGTATGGGCTGCCGCCTGATCCGTCGATCATCGCTCTGGCGACGACGGCCATGAATGTCATCAAGAACGCCAATGCGCAGGTGCCAAAGCTGCTGCTCCCTGTCACCCTGACGCGCGGCAGTCTCTACAATATTTACGGGGACCAGAACTACTAATGTAGATCGCCCTTCTCTCCGGTGCCTACGAGGCGCGCAGCATCATCGCCTCGGCACAACGCTGCGTGAACCTGTATCCGCAGATCAACCAGATGGAGGCATTCCAGTACATGCCCACGCTGGCCGGCGCTCCGACGATCCTGACGCATTACCCCACGCCCGGATTGACGCTGCTGCAGGCCGCTCCGGTGAGCGTCTGGCGCTGTCTCTACATGGCCAACAATGGCACGCTGTACGGCGTATGTGCACAGAACGTCTATGCGATCAGCGCAACGTGGCAACTAACGCTGCTGGGCACCATTGCACCCGGTACGTCACCGGTATCCATGGCCGACAACGGTTCCACGCTGGTACTGGTCGATGGCACGACGTCCGGCTACACCATCAACCTGACGACCAACGCCTTTGCGCTGTTGGTGGACTCCACCGGATCGTTTGTCGGATCGGATCGTGTGCGCTATCTGGACACGTTCTTCCTCTTCAACGCGCCCGGAACGCGCAATTTCTACATCTCGCTGAGCAATTCGATCACCTTCGACCCGCTCTACATCGCCGGCAAGGTCGGTTATGCCGACAACCTGATTGCGATCGAGGTCATGCACCGCGAGATATGGCTGATCGGCGCGCAGACCACGGAAGTCTGGTACGACTCGGGCGCGGCGGATTTCCCGTTCTCGCTGGTGCCGGGTGCCTTCATCCAGCACGGCTGCCTGGCGAAAAACTCCGTGTGTGCGCAAGACCTTGCCGTCTTCTGGATCTCCAATGACCCGCAGGGCTCCGCGATTGTCCTGATGGGCAGCAATTACAACGTGGAGCGCATCTCCACGCATGCGATCGAGCATGAATTCGCCACCTATTCGACCGTTTCAGACGCCATCGGCTACGTGTATCAGGAAGAGGGGCACATGTTCTATGTGCTGAACTTCCCGACCGCCGACGTGACGTGGGTATATGACCTGTCCACGAAGCTCTGGCATCAACGCGCGTATCTGGACAGCAACGGCATCGAGCATCGGCACCGCTCCCAGGTATTCGCCCATGCCTACGGTTCCTACGTGGTCGGCGACTGGCAGAACGGCAACCTGTACGCCTTCGATGAGAACAACTACACGGACAACGGCGTACCGATCAAGCGCGTTCGATCCTTTCCGCACGTCGTCAACGAACTGAAGCGCGTGATGTATCGCAAGTTTGTCGCCGATATGCAGTCGGGGGCGCAGACGGACCCGAACGCCACAGCGCCTACCGTATCGCTGCGCTGGAGCGATGACCGAGGGGCCAGCTGGGGCAATGCCATCACGCAGCCCATCGGTGCCGTGGGTCAGTTCAACCAGAACATTCAGTTCCGCCGCCTTGGTATGTCGCGAGACCGTGTGTTTGAGCTGAGCTGGTCCGCGCCGGTAATGACCGCGCTCAATGGGGCGTTTGTTGATGTGGAGGAGAGTGCATCGTGAGCAGTCCATTCCCTTCCGTCGGCGCACCGTTGGTCGATCCCCGCAGCGGCTCCGTTACGCCGGTGTGGAGGGCGTTCCTCACCGCGTTGTGGCAGAACCAGGGCGGTTTGTCGTCCTACACCGCGGCGCGCGTCAATGGCAATCCGAACCAGGCGTTTCAGGTCGGTGTGGCGACCACGAATGAGGAAGCCGTTCCCCTGGCGCAGGCAGACGAACGCTATGCGGCCATCGCAGGAAGCCAGCTGCAGTCCTTCGCCGTGGGCAATGCGCCCGCAGGCACGAATCAGGCCATCCGCCGATCACAGGTCGAGGCGCTTTTCGTTGCCTTTGCAGGCGCTGGGGCTCCCATTGTTCCGGTCACCGTAGGAGCGTCACCCTTCGCCTACACCGTGGCCACAGGAGGCGCGTTGGCTCTCTCAGGCGGTACCGTGAGCGCTGTCACGCTCACGCGAGGATCGACCACGGTTCCGGTATCCCCGACCAGCATTCCGGCCAGAAATGGCGACGTGATCACCATCACTTACACCGCAGCACCCACCGTGAATTTCATTCCCGCATGAAGAATTTCCTACGCTTGGCAGGCGGACTCGACGTGATGCCGCTGCTGGCCAAGGTCACGCGTAATCCAGACTGGTGGCACGAAGACACCTATCTGTGCACCTTCCCCCAAGGACCGTTCGGGGAAATAGACAGCCTCATCCTCCGCTTTCCTCCGCGCGCCGTCTGTGCGACGCAGGAAGAGGCAGACGCGCTGTTGTCGCAACCCGGCTATGACCAGCACGAATGCGTGGATCAGGCCATTTACGGGCGCATCCCCGAAGCCCGTGTTCTGGTGATGAACCTCCTGCATTACGTCGGGGGGACGCGCCTCGGCCGCGTGATGCTCAATCGCATCCAACCCGGTGGCAAGATTTACCAGCACGCCGACACGCCAGCCCATGCCGACTACTGGGACCGCCATCACATCGTTCTGCAGAGCGCGCCAGGCGTGG